GGTGATTCGCGACCGCGGTGTTTGAATTGTGCGACTTTTTTTAGGTAACAGAATAGGTTACGAGAGGTAACACTTGCCGGTAACAACAAGGGGTAGAAACGTAACACGCCAGGAAGTCGCCGATCTGTTCGGGGTGTCTCATACGACCGTCGATGCCTGGATAAAGCGTGGTATGCCAATAGTCACCAAGGGCAGCAAGGGAAAAGCCTGGGTGATTAACACGGCGTCCGTTTCCGCCTGGTTAGAGCAGCGCGCCAAGGAATCGTCCGGGAACGACAACGCGGACGAACGCGAACTGAAGCGGCGCAAGCTGGCGGCGGAGACTGCCAAGGTCGAACTGGAACTGGCCAGGGTACGCGGCGAAGTGGTCCCCCTGAAGCAGCTGGAACGCGCCCTGGCGAATACATTCGCGGAAGTTAAGACAAACCTGCGATCGGTTCCCAGCCGGGTGGCGACGGCGATCATCGGCGAGGAATCCGAAACCAGGATCAAAGCCGTGATCCTGAAGGAAATCGATCAAGCCCTGGAAACCCTGGGCGACCTGGACCTGGACGAACCGGACGATGTCGATGACTGATTTCGACAACTGGGAAGGATTGCGGAAAACCATTCACGCGGCGGCGGTCCATTTGAAGCCACCCCCGAACCTGAAGCCGTCGGAATGGTCGGAACAGAACGTCCGGGTGCCGATCGGAAACGCGGTCCCTGGATTGATACGGTTCGACCATGCGCCCTATCAGCGCGAACCCCTGGACATGACAGCGAACCCGGAATGCAACCGGATCACGTTGATGTGGTCCGCCCAGGTAGGGAAAACGATGCTGGCGCTATGCGCCCAGGCGTTCAAGATCGCGCAAGACCCACAAAGCCAGATAATGATGCAGCCATCCCAGGGCGATCTGTCGACCTGGCTGGAAACAAAGTTCAATCCCCTGGTCGATTCGAACGACCGGCTGCAGGAACTAATCGCCAAGCCCAGGGGACGCGAGGGCGTGAACAATCAGCGAATGAAATCCTATCCTGGCGGGTTCTTGATGTTTTCCTGGTCGGGATCGCCTAAGACCATGCGCGGACGGTCGGCGCCTTTCATCGTTTGCGACGAAACGGACGGATACGACAAAAGCCAGGAAGGGCATCCGGTGTCATTGTTATGGCAGCGGGCGGCCACGTTTGGGGACCGGCGGAAGCTGCTGGAAATTAGCACTCCAACGATTAAGAACGCCAGCTGGATCGAGGACGCTTATCTGCAGGGCGACCAGCGGCGGTTCCATGTTCCATGTCCCAGCTGCGATACGCGCCAGGAACTGACCTGGTCCAGCGTTATCTGGGACGAAGGCAGCCCGGAAACGGCGAAATATGCCTGCACTGGCTGCGGTGTTATGTGGTCCGATGGCGAGCGAATCGCGGCCATCCGGCGCGGGGAATGGCGATCCAGCCAGCCGTTCCGTGGCCATGCCAGCTATCACCTGAACGAACTGTATTCGTGTTTTCGGAAACTGGGCGACATTGCCCAGTCATTCCTGGAAAAGAAGCGCAGCGGCGACCTTCAGACGTTCGTGAACGTGTCCCTGGCGGAAACCTGGGAAGAATCCGGCGAGGGTGTCGACCAGGATTTGCTAGAAAACCGGGCGGAAGATTGGGGCGAGAAATGGCCGGACGAAGTCATCACGGTGGTCGCGGGTGTCGACGTCCAGGACGATCGCCTGGAAGTGGAACTGGTCGGTGTTGGGCGCGACGAGGAAACCTGGTCCCTGGAATATATGGTTCTGCCTGGCGACCCCAGTTCACCCCAGGTTTGGGCGGACCTGGACGCGGTATTGTTCGCCAGCTATGAAACGGACGACGGGCGGGAACTGGGGGTCCGGGCGACGTGCATCGATACCGGCGGACATCACACCCAGGCGACCTATCGATACATAAAGGGACGCGAATCCAGGCGCGTTTTCGGGATCAAGGGCGTCGGTGGCGAGGGTCGCCCCCTGGTCGGGCGCCCCAGCAAAAACAACATCGGCAAGGTCCGGCTGTTCCCCATCGGTTCCGATACGGCGAAAGAACTGGTATATGGTCGACTGAAGATCACCGAACCCGGCCCAGGGTATTGTCATTTTCCGATCAACCGCGACCCGGAATACTTTCTGCAGCTGACATCCGAAAAGCTGGTCACGCGATACGTTCGCGGTCATGCGAAACGTCAATGGATAAAATCCAGGCGAAGGAATGAAGCCCTGGACGTTCGGTGTTATGCTATGGCGGCGTTATATATTTCTGGCGTGAATGTCAATATACTAGCGGATAAGACCGCCGAAGGTCGGTCCGATGGCGACAAGCCAAAGAGTGAACGCCAGGCGCGCAAAGCGAAGCAGCGAAAGCCGGGCGGATTCGTGAATAATTGGAGGTGAAATGGCCAACCTATTCGATGCCGCGTCCGCCCCAGAGGGTGAACCGTCCGAAATCGTCGTCGGCGATTTCATTCAGTGGAAGCGGTCCGACCTGGTCACCGACTATCCAACCGACGAATATACTGCGACTTATGTCGCCAGAATTACCGGCGGCGGTAACACTGAAGTTCAAGTGACCGGAACAGCCTATAACGGCAGTTATTTGTTCACGGTCGATTCGGAGACATCCGCCGATTTCGTGGCGGGGTATTATCACTGGCAGCTGGAAATCCTGCGAAATTCTGACAGCGAGCGCGTCGTCGTCGATCGTGGCGCGTTCACTGCCATCGTCGACCTGGATATAGGTGGCGCCGATCCGCGAACCCACGCGGAAATCATGCTGACCAAAATCGAATCCCTGCTGGAAGGCAAGGCAGATTCCGACGTTTCGAATTACTCGATCCAGGGTCGATCCCTGACGAAATTCGGACTCGATGAACTGCTGCAGTGGCGGGATTATTACAACGCGGAAGTAACCAAGCAGAAGCGCCTGGAAGAAATAAAGCTGGGGCGAAAAACAGCGTCAACCGTCAAAGTGAGGTTTTTGTAAATGGGGATGTTCGACATATTCCGCCGGAAGCAGAAGCCGGTGAAAAAACGTCGCTACGATGGCGCCCAGGGCGGGCGATTGTTCGCCGATTTTATGGCGACCCAGCGTTCGGCAGATTCCGAAATTCGTTTTTCACTGAAAACCCTGCGCGACCGATGCCGGGATTTGTCGAGAAATAACGAATATGCGAAGCGATACATTCACCTGGTAAAAACGAACGTCGTCGGCGAACGTGGTGCGACGCTGCAGGTGAAAGCGGTCAACACCGACGGGACCCTGGACACAATCGGAAATCAGCAAATCGAACGCGAATGGAATCGCTGGACCCGTGTCGGGAACTGCACAGTCGACGGCAGAATGTCATTCGTGGACGCGCAGGCGATGGCGGTGGAATCAATGGCGCGCGATGGCGAAGCCCTGATCCGCATCGTGAACTATCCAGGGAACCAGGATCGGTTCGCCCTGCAGTTCATGGAACCCGACCTGATCGATGAAGAAAAGAACGAACGCGCACCCAATGGAAACGAAATCCGAATGGGCGTCGAATTCGATCAATACCGGCGCCCGGTCGCATATCACCTATTGACCGAACACCCCGGCGATTATCAGTTCACGCAATACGCCAGGCGCACGATTCGGGTCGAAGCGGAAAACATTCTGCATTTGTATCTACCCGATCGCGCGCAGCAAACCAGGGGCGTTCCCTGGATGTCGACGGCGATCACGTCGCTGAAAATGTTGCATGGTTATCGTGAAGCGGAACTGGTGGCAGCCAGGACTGCAGCCAGCAAGATGGGATTTTTTGTTTCTCGATCTGGCGAGGGATTCATGGGTGACGACGTGGAAGATTCCGTCGTTCCCCTGACCGATGCCGAACCAGGGTCGTTTTTTCAATTGCCCCGCGACGTTGAATTTCAGCCATGGGACCCTACCCACCCAACCAGCGCGTTCGCGGATTTCGAAAAATCGATCCTGCGCGGTATCGCGTCCGGCCTGGGCGTGAGTTATCACAGCCTGGCGAATGACCTGACCCAGACCAGTTATTCCAGCATCCGCCAGGGCAGCATCGAGGACCGCGATTTTTATCGCACCCTGCAGAATTACATGATCCAGCATTTCGTTCTTCCAGTGTATGAACGCTGGCTGGTGAATGCGTTCACCCTGGGCGCGGTAAATCTACCGATCGACAAGTTCGATAAGTTCGCCCAGGCGTCGCAGTTCCGACCGCGCGGGTTCCAGTGGGTCGATCCCCAGCGTGAAATCAGCGCGCACGTAATCGCGCTGCAGAACGGCCTGATTTCCCTGCAGGATGTTGCGAACGTATACGGTCGCGATGTCGAAGAAGTATTCACCCAGGTCGCCCGCGACAAACAGCTGGCGGATCAGTTCGGCCTGAAACTGGCGTTCGAACCGTTCGGCGGTGGCCAGTCACCATACGGACCCGGCAAGATCAACCTGCAGACCGGAGAATCATTTGAGGAAATGACCGATGGCGACTAATTTCCCAAAGGAAGGCGACGACCTGAAAATATCGCTACGGAATTCAGAATACCCACAGTTCGATCGCGGATTCGCTGAGAACATCCAGGAATTCAACCGCGAAGTGTGGGCGCTGGGCGGGAATGTTCGCGGGAATGAAGCATTCGCCCTATGGGAACGCGCCAGGGATGGCGACGAAGCCGGTTCGGTTTTGGACTGGATCAAGGAACGCGAAGCCTGGGCAGCGCGTCACTTTGAGGATGGCGGCCAGTTCGCGGACGGCGACCTGGAACCTAATCGCGGTAATGTCGGCGGAATCATCGCACAAATGAAATGGGGCGTCATTGGCACCCTGGGCGAACAGGGCATGAAAGACGTCATCCTGGAACTGGTGAAAAAGCTGGAAGGCAAAAAGGACGAAGAACGCGACGAACGGGAACTGAGCGACGAAGTCGAAACAGCCCTGGAAAACAAGCGCGACGAACACAACGAAGAAGTGGGCGACGATCCACTGCGGCGGGTGACGATCGCAATGCTGCGCGAAGTAATGGAACGCGGCATCGGCGCCTATAAGACGAACCCGGAATCGGTGCGTCCTGGTGTGGGTTCCCCGGAGCAATGGGGATATGCCAGGGTGAATTCGTTTCTATTCGCGCTTAAAAATGATAGATTCCAAGGCGGGAAACACGACACCGATCTGTTCCCCGAAGGGCATCCGCTATCAAGCGAAGATGAGGACAGAACAGTGGAAGAAAGACATATCAAGGAAATCGCCGAAACGGATGATGAAATCATCATCACGTTCGCGAAGGTCCACGACCAGGAAGAAGAAGCCGAACCCGAAATGGAAGAAATGTCCGAAGAACGGTTCAGCAAATCCGAAGTGATTCACCGAATGGAACATTCGGAAGTCACGGAAATGGACGATCGACGTGTCGAAATGTCTGTTTCAAGTGAAAAGCCGGTCGAACGATCGTTCGGTCGCGAAGTTATTGTCCACAGCGAAAAGACGCTGGACCTGGAATTCCTACGTTCCGGCCATGCGCCCCTGCTGCTGGATCACGACCCCGAACGTCAAATCGGGGTGATTGAATCCGTAAGTCTCGATGACTCGGCCCGGCGACTCCGGGCGACGGTGCGTTTTGGAAAAGGCGCGCTGGCCAGCGAGGTTTACCAGGATGTAGTCGACGGCATTCGTTCGAACGTGTCGATCGGTTACAAAGTTCGGAAGATGGAAAGGGACAACGATCAACCTGATCTGTTCCGAGTAATAGATTCCGAAATCATGGAAGTCTCAATCGTAAGTCTACCCGCCGACACGTCCGTCGGTGTTGGGCGTTCGGTCGAAGTTCCAGAAACCGCTACCATTAAACCCATCGAAAAGGAGGTTCCCAAAATGGAACACGAAATCGATCTGGACCAGGTACGTGCTGAAGCTGCTGCCGAACGGTCCAAAGAAATCAACGAAATCATGGGCCTGGCTGTTAAGCACAACCAGCGTTCATTTGCTGACGAAGCTATTCGCCAGGGAATGAATCTTGCCCAGTTCCGTGGCGCATTGTTGGACAAGATCGCCGACAAGCCCCTGGATGTTGCAGACGTTGAATTGACCCAGTCAGAGCAGCGCGAATACAGCCTAATGAACGCTATCCGTAGCGCCCAGGCTGGCCGTTTCGACGGTTTCGAGCGTGAAGTATCTGAAGAACTGGCGAAGCGTTACGGAAAAGAGCCTCGCGGATTTTATGTCCCAAGCTCAATTTTCCAGCAGCGCGACTTGACTGTCGGCACCAACACGGCGGGCGGATTCCTGAAGCCTACCGATCACCTGGGCGGAGAGTTCATCGACGCATTGCGCGCTAACCTGGTCATTTCTGGCCTGGGCGCCCGCATGATGCAGGGACTCAAAGGCGACGTCGCCATCCCAGCGTTGAATGCTAAAACGTCCGTCGGTTTTGTCGCTGAAAATGCGGCACCAGGCGCAGAAGGCGCGCCTACATTCCGACAGGTCACAATGGCACCTAAGACACTGGTCCAGTACGTTGACATTTCGCGCAAGCTGTCAATGCAGTCTGATCCCAGCGTTGAGCAGGTGATCCGTGACGATCTGACCCGCCAGTTCGCGGCTAAGATCGATGAAGTCGCAATCAACGGCGGCGGTTCTAACGAACCCAGCGGCATCATCCAGACCAGCGGCATCGGCAGCGTGGCCATCGGCACCAACGGCGGCGCGATCACCTATGCAGCATTGGTTGATCTTGAGAAGGAAGTCGCAATCGACAACGCCCTGGGCGGAAGCCTGGCATATCTCACCAACCCCAAAGTGGTCGGCGAGATGCGTCAAACTTCACGCCAGTCTGGCGGTGTTGAAGGCAACTTCATCCTGAACGACAGCAACACCCTGTTGGGTTACAACGTCGCCAGCACTACGCTGGTTCCGTCTAACCTGACCAAGGGAACGTCATCTGGCGTTTGTTCTGCTGTTGTATTCGGCAACTTCAACGATCTGATGATCGGTATGTTCGGCGGCCTCGATGTGCTGGTTGATCCTTACACTGGATCAGCGACCGGCGCGACTCGAATCGCCATGTACCAGGATGTTGACGTAGCAGTTCGACACGCTGAATCGTTCGCAGCGATTCTCGACGTCACTACTGCCTAAGCACGACGGCGCCCTGCGGGGCGCCTTTTTTCTTGAGGTTATGACATGAAAGTTAAGCTAGTCAGTTCAATCGCCTGGAAGGGCGAACACCAGGAAGCAGGCAAGGCGCTGGAAGTAAGCGACTCCGATGGATACTGGCTGATTTCGCGCGGTCGCGCGGTGGCCTGGACGGAAGCCAATCAAGTCGACGCGGACACCCGCGCGGAAAAGCCAAAGGCAACCAGGAAGAAGGCGGCCAAGTAAATGCCAGTCGAAACCGACGTCGAACGGGCGATATTTTTCCAGACCGATGGATTCGGTTCGACCGCAACGTATACCCCGGCGGTGGCGAAGCTGTCACCATAAACGGGATTTTTGAAAAGGATTACGAGGAAGTCGACGCAGGTGGAACCATCGGGTTCGCGGCGACATCCCCGACCTTTCAATGTAACACCACAGACGTTTCATCGGCGGCAGAGGGCGACACCCTGGTCGTCGGCAGCGATTCCTATATCATCCGGGTGGTCATGGAGGACGGGACCGGGATTACTATGCTGCAGCTGGAGGCGCAATAAATGGCGCACGTCCGAAAGCAAATCCGCGACAATATCGTGACCACCATCACCGGCCTGGCGACAACCGGGTCGAATGTCTATCGGACCAGAGTTTACCCCCTGGCGGATGCCAAGCTGCCAGGACTGGCGATTTTTACCGATAGCGAAGAAATCGAACCGTCCACAATTACGCCCCCCAGGACGCAAATGCGAACCCTGACCGTAAGAATCGAAGCATTTGTCAAGGGGGTATCGAATTTTGACGACCAACTCGATACAATCAGCGAGGAAGTCGAGGAAGCATTGGCGGCGGACATTACCCGTGGCGGCCTGGCGCAAGATACCAGGATCACCGGGTTCGAAGCCGATTTTTCTGGCGAAGGCGACCAGCCTGTCGGAGTGGGGCGAATATCCGTTTCGGTGGATTATGTGACCATCGAAAACGACGTCGGCACTGCGGCATAAAGGAGGCAATATGTCGAAGCGAATCAAGGTTTGGCCACCCAAGGGCGGCGAACCAATCGAGGTTTACGAGGTGGATTCTGTTCACCTGGTAGCAAACGGCTGGACCGTTGAGGAATCAGCCAAAACAAAAACCGATCCTGCGATCGATAAATCAACCGATGAGGGTTTGAGCAATGGCAACATTCAAGGGAAACAGCGGAACCGTAAAGGTCGGGTCTGACGCGATCGCGGAAATCCGTTCATATAGCGTTGACGAAACAATGGACACCATCGAGGACACGTCGATGGGCGATACTTATCGCACGTTCAAAACCAGCCTGAAGTCTTTTTCTGGTTCTGTTGATGTCTTTTTCGATGACACCGACACAGCTGGCCAGGGCGCGCTGACTGTTGGCAGCGAAGTCACTGTCAACTTTTTGATGGAAGGCGACACAACTGGTTCGCACCAGTTAAGTGGAACCGCCCTGGTTACAGGTCGAACCATCACTGGTTCGTTCGATGGCATGGTCGAAGCATCATTGACCTTGCAAGGTACGGGCGCGCTGACTGAAGGCACTGCCGCGTAATGCCAGCGGCAAAGCGGAAGTCGACGGCGATCCAGAGGGCGCAGGAGCATTTCAAATCTAAGCCCCTGAAGCGCATCGAAATCCCTGAGTGGGGGGATGAGGAAGGCCCGTTGGTGGCCTACTCGACCCCCTTCACTCTGAAGGATCAAGGGCGCCTGCAGTACATTACCGAAAAGCAATCCCAGGCGGATGTGCTGGCGGAACTGCTGATTATGAAATTGATGGACGAAGAAGGCGAAAAAATCTTCACCATCGAGGACAAGAACGCACTGCGAAACGACGTCGATGCGAATGTCGTGGCGCGAGTAGCGAATTCGATCATGTCAACCGATGAGGCAGCGATCGAAAAAAACTAAGGGAATCGACGGACCGAAAATTTCGGTTCATCCTGGCGGAAAAACTGGGTATGACCGTATCCCAGCTGGAGGCCGAAATGTCCGTCGAGGAATTCATCGAATGGTCGATATTCCTGCGACTGCAGCAAGAGGAATATGAAACACAGCGCAAAGAGGCGATGAATGGCAAATCAAACCGTAAAAGTCGTCTTTGACGGCAAGGACAACACCGGAAAAGCCATTAAGTCGCTGCGCGGCAATCTCGATACCGCGAGCAGGGCGGTCGGGAAAATCAAATCCAGCCTGGGCGGAATGACTGGCGCCCTGGGCGCAGCTGCGGGCGCTGCTGGATTTGGTCTATTAGCCAGGAACGCACTTCAAACCGCCGATAATCTGGCGAAAACATCGACCAGGCTGGGCGTTGCTGCCAAGGATATGGCGTCGCTACAGCTGGCGGCCAACTATGCCGGGGTGGAAACCGAGACATTCTCCAAGTTAATGGAGATATTCCAGAAGCGGGTCGGCGAGGCGGCAGACGGTACTGGCCAGGCGCGCGAAATCCTGGAGAGGTTCGGAATATCCGCCGAAAAGCTGGCAACCCTTCCCCTGGATCAGCAGCTGGCGATTATTGCGGATGAGTTCAAGAACTTAAAAAACCCGGCAGAACGCGCGGCAGCGGCGTCCGACTTGTTCTCAAATCGAGGCATAAAATTACTTAATTTCCTGGACCACGGTTCCGAAGGACTGGACGATTTGCGCGCTGAGTTTAAGCGGCTGGGCCTGGAAATAGACGACAACGCCCTGGGACAAATTGAATCATTCAACGATTCAGTGACAAGGTTCCAGGGTATTGTCCAGGCTGCGATGGTTAAGGGACTATCTGAAGCGGCGCCCCAAATGGAAAACGTCGCCCAAAAGCTGGCGGAAATGGCGGTTCCGCTAACCGGGAAACTGCTGGACGGGTTCCAGTTCTTACTGGATAACCTGGGACTGATAACCAAACTATTCGTCGGGTTTATTGCGGCGATGGCCGTCACCAGGGTGATCCAATTCGCGACCGCCCTGATACAGCTGGGGAAAGCCCTGGCGACGATTCGGGTGGCAGCAATAGCAACCCAGGCGGCACTTGGTCCTATCGGTATAGCGATGGGGGCAATCGGTGCGCTGGCACTTGTATTTTCGGATGATGTAGTCGCTGCGACTGATTCCCTGGATGACATGGTCGGCGGTTCCGATGACGCGACCGATTCGACGGATGACCTGGAAAAGGCGCTGAAGGAACTGGATCGCACCACCAAGAACGTCGAAAAACCCCTAAGCGATCACGCGGACGTCGTCGACGAAGTCGCTGACGAATCCAAGAAAGCGGCAGTGGAAACAAACGAATTCCGGGAAGCCCTGGAAAAGCTGAAGGACAAAGCCAAGGCGCCAACGAAGGCGATCGATGATTTCCAGAAGAAAGTCGCAATCCTGACCGAGCAGTTCAACAAAGGCGAAATCGGCGGCGATGATTTCAACCGAATGCTGGCGGAAATGACCAAGGAACTGACCGGCGTCGAGGATAAACTGCAGGACAACATCGACAAGCAGAAAGCCCTGGAAGCGGCGATCGATGCGGCGATCAAGACGGGCGGAGAAAACGAATCCCAGCTGGCGGCAATGCGTCGCGAACTGGAAAAGCTGAAGGACGAACAAGCCGACCTAATCCTGGAAACTGAAGGACTGACAAAAGCCCAGATCGATCTGCTGGATGAAATCAAGGGAACGACCGACGCGGTCGCGGATTACCAGAACGCGGTGAAAAACCTGGATCAACTGCTGGCGAACGGCAAGATCACCCAGGACGAATACAACGATTCCCTGGCGGACTTCAACGAAGAAATGACCGGGATCGTCGATCCCATTCGCCAGGCGGACCGTGAAATCGAAGCCCTGGAAGCCCAGATCGAAGCCCTGGGCGAAAATACCGACGGAACCAGCGCAACCCTACAGACCTTAAAAGCGCGCCTGGAGGCGGCGAAACAGGCGGCTAGTGACCTGGCTGGTCCCCAGGGTCAACAAATGATCCGCGACTATTACGACGAAATCGCGAAGGGAACCGATCCCGACGAAGCCCTGGACAAGCTGGAAGCCAAACTGCGCGAAGCGGAAACAGCGGCGGGACAGCTGTTCGGCGTTCCGATGCTGAACAAGATTCGCGGGTTCTTTGATGCCATCGGCGCGGGTGCTGCCGGGGAAGGCGCCATCGGTTTATTGAATGGCGCGCTGACTGACCTGGAAGGCGCGTTCGCGGAGTTCTTCACGTCCGGCGATCTGAAGTTTTCTTCATTTGTCGAAAACATCATCGACGGATTGAAGCGAATCGCAGCTGAAGCGATCGTTTCGGTCGGTCTGAATTTCGTCAAAAACATCATCCCAGGATTGAACACTGGCGGCCAGGTGGAAGGGTTCGCGGTCGGTGGCCGGGTTACGGGTCCAGGCGGACCGACGGAAGATCGCGTCCCGGCGATGCTATCCCCTGGCGAATTTGTGATTCGTGCGAATTCGGTGTCGAAGTTCGGAACCGGATTCTTTGAAGCCCTGAACGCTGGGGTGATTCCGAAAGATATGATTCCTGGCTATAACCTGGGCGGATTTATTTCGAAATTCCTGTCCGGTCCATATGCCTGGGTTACTGGCGGCGGTTACACCATCGATAACGCGAACTGGGCGACCTATTTGATGGACCTATACGAAATATTTTCCCAGGTCGATCCGCGCGATGATCCTATGGAAGCCTACGACACGGCGCTGGAATATGTCGTGAACCTGATCGGTCGCGCGATTTCTGACGCGATGGCTAAGATCGAGGAGGCATTTGGCGGTTCAGTATTCGGCAGCGATATGCTGGGCGAATACATGGGCGGCATCCTGGGACCGATCGGCGCTCTGGACCCCCAGGATTTCCTGAATAAATTCAAGTATTTCAACACGGATGAATTCACTGGCGGCCTGCGCGACTCGATATTCGATCATATTTTCGCGCCGATCAATGACATGATCTTTTCGCTGCCTGACTTCAACATGGACGAAGAATTCGCCAGGATGTATATGGGCGCGTCGAGCGTCGTGAACCGCGAATTCGGCGGTCCCCTGGAGCGCGGCCAGGCGTCGATCGTGGGCGAGAACGGCCCGGAACTGTTCTTGCCAGATCGCCGGGGCAATGTTTCGCCCATATCCAAAGACGGCGGGCGGGAATTGATCGCGGCGGTTCGTGAGGTCAAATCGGAGGTCGCGGCATTGCGCCGACAAATGGATCGGCAAAATCCGGTTCAGCTGGCAGGCGGGCGAAAATAATGTCGACACTGCGGGAATTTTTTTCTCAAGAAACAAGCGGCGACATTCGATATTTGCTTCATGCCGTGCCAGAGGATTATTCAAACGTCATTTTCCCATCGGTTCCCCCGGTCGAGGTCGACGTTTATTTTTCGAATGTGGCGTATATGGATCGCACGTCCCCTAAGACCACGCCATTTTATTACAAGCGATTCGACCCCAGGATAATCACCCCCCTGAATATCACCCAAAGCCTATTTGAACCAGGCAAGACGGGCGGCGTTATAACGCCCCAGCGGGGGACCATTTCCCTGTCGAATGCAGACGGGGAACTGGATTATTTGCTGGGGTATTCCTGGGATAAAAAGCCAATTTCGCTGTATGTCATGCGGACCGACAACATTAAGGAACCCGTAGATTTTGCCGACCATGTGCTGATATTCGAAGGCGTGACCCTGGGGGTTTCTGCCAACCTGGAAACGATCGACATCGTCGTTGCTGATTTTGGGACAAAATTGGACGTTGATTTTCCGCCGAACAATTACGCAGGGACGGGCGGAAACGAAGGCAGCGCAAACCTGGCGGGGCAGCCCAAGCCGGTCACGCTGGGGCAGGTTTTCAACATTCCGCCGGTCCTGGTCGATGAATCAAACAATGTTTACCAGGTCCACGATGGGGCGGTGACGTCCATTGATGCGGTATATGAGGGCGGCGAATCGCTGACCCTGACAACGGATTACACGGTCGACCTGGCGAATGGCCGGTTCACACTGACCAGCACACCAACGGGGATCATTACGGCGGACGTCACGAATGACATCGACAGCGGCGAACCCCTGTCTTACCCAGGCGTAAATCGCGCCGGGTATATCATAAAGCACATTTTCGAAAACTACGCTGGGATGGTCGATGGCACCGATTTCAACAGGTTCTTTTTCCGGCCACCTGGCCCCGTAAACAACACCGAACACGGGGCATATTTCAATACCAGGATAACCGCGCTGGACGCTGTTTCATTATTCGCGAACTCAATCGGGGCGAGCATATTCCCCAGAAGTATCGCGGGAGTGCCAACCGGGGCGCTGGGGATACTTGTCCCCGAGTTCCCAACGACGAATCCGTCATCATCTGCGGACCCGATAACAGACAAAGAAATTCTGGATATTGAGCAGCTACCCACGGAAAGGTATTCTGGTGTCGAAGTTCTTGTCGGATATAAAAAAAACTATCAAGTATTAACAGAGGACCAGTTATCGGCGACCCCAGACGACCGGGACTTTGTCACCCGTGAATGGCGGGTTAGTACGGTGGCGATGGTCGACCTGACGTGGGGTTTGGCGTATGAAGGTCTTAGGAACATTTCAATCAACACGACGGCAATTTCAAGCTCTGACGCTGCAACCATTGCGACGCGATTGTCGAACTATCATTTGAGGAACGCCAATATATACCGGGTTCGGTTGAAAATGACGGTATCATATCTAGAGATTGGCGACGCTGTAGAGCTGCGATCGTCGCGCCTAAACTTAACCGATAGCAGCGGGGCGGGTTATCCGATGCTGATTCTGTCAAAATTTGAAGATTTTGAAGCAAACGAAATCACCCTGGAATTGATGGGGGAGGCGAGTTAAATGCTTATCACGAGTTCCAACTGGGTCGATGATGCGGTGATTACGGCGCACACCACAGAACAGGACACGACATACACCAAAGCTGAAAACGTCCAGGCGATGCAGCTGTCAAAATCATATGTAGCAATCGATAACATTTCGGCATATATGGAATTCGATTTCGGCAGCCAGAAGATCGTCGACACGGTGGCGGTCCTCGGGCATAACCTGGACCAGAGCGTCGGAACGGTCCGGGTTCGCCTGGGCAATGATGCAACATTCGCAACGACCGAATACGACAGCACAGCGGTCGCAGCCTGGCCAACGGTTGAGGAATTCGGGTATTTGGCCTGGGGGGAATTTCACTGGGGCGGCATTTTGAGCGGTACTGCGGCGCTGGATTACACAATCAGTTTTTTTAAGGTTCTATCCCAGGCGGTCCAGGTGCGATATATGCGGCTGGATTTTGCATCGGCATCGACCGGACCGTTGATCGAAATCGGACGGGTATTCGCGGGTCCAAGCTATCGACCCACGAACTCGATGGCGTTTGGCTGGGAAATCACCTGGGTCGATGATTCGATCGTCACGAAGTCAATGAACGGCAACACGTTCATCGATGAAAGGCCCAGGTATCGGCGGCTATCGTTTACGCTGCCAGCCCTGGGAAGCGGTGAGATTTTCCATAATATATTCAACCACCTGGACCGTCGGCGCGGTATCGCAAAGGATATTATTGTGATTCCCCAGCCATCGGATGAAACGACATTCATCACTCAAAATATCTATGGGCGAATGCTAGACTTGAACCCAATAGAAAACCGGGCGCCCCTGTATTATGAGCGCCAGATTGAAATCGAGGAAATCATCTAATGGCCTTTCCAGTCACTATAAACGGACGCACCTACACCCTGGCGGATTTCTCTGGTCAAAACTATGTGACCGGGTTCCCCGACGCCCTGCAAGATTTTGTCACTGAAGCCGGGCAAACCGTAACGGATGCAGAGGCAGCGCAGACGGCGGCGGAAACCGCGCAGACTGGCGCCGAGGCAGCCCAAACAGCGGCAGAAGCGGCACAGGCGGCAGCGGAGGCGGCCCAGGAAGCGATCGATGGTTTGTACCTGGGCGCCCAGGCAAGCAATCCCGCGGTGGATTTGAACGGCGATCCGTTGACAGCTGGCGACTGGTATTTCAACACGACGGACAACAATTCGCGCGTATATGACGGCAGCGCCTGGAACATTATCGACCCGGATTTAAGCGGTGACGCATCGCCTACCCTGGGCGGTGATCTTGATGGCAGCGGATACAACATTTCCGGCGTGGGCGATTTGACCATATCCGGCGACCTAACCGTAGACACCAACACGCTGTACGTTGACTCTACGAATAATCGGGTGGGGATTGGTGTCACGAATCCAAACCACAAGCTAACTTTGCCACAAGTGGACGGCACATCTATAGGCATGGATGCTAGTACTGGGTTTACCCTTAATGGGACTAGCTGTACTTATTATGGTCTAACCTACCAAAATAGAACAGGCACAGGCTTTAATACTATCCTGTCGGGGTATGACAACATACTGTTTGCTACGCTTGGTGCCGAGCGTGTCCGCATCACCAGTGGCGGCAACGTGGGGATTGGTACAACTGATCCGCAAGCCCCTTTGCAAATTGCTCAAGGCGCAACAGGAACGTCTGATTTGCTACAGCTAGATTCAGACGGAACTCGCGGCCTTGGTATTTCTCTTAATACTTCAAGCACTGGTCGCAACAGGAACAGAACTGTATACCGCTCTGGAGATTTGGCAGGTGAGCATGAATTTTTAACAGGAAGTGGAACGTCTACTTTATATCTTAAGGCAGACGGCAACGTGGGGATTGGCAAGAGTCCGGCTAGAACCTTGGACATAGAAGCGACGGCGGGTTCTATTGGGCTATCTTCAACTAGCGGCGGCGCTGAGATTAGATTTAACTCAGCCAACACTAACAACACTCGATTACGCTGGAACGGAAACTCTGGTTACTTTGCTATAAGGGATGACGACAACTCAAGTGACAGGTTTATTGTCGACGGCAGCGGCAACGTGGGGATTGGTGTAAGCGATCCGCAGGGATTCCGCATTGCCACCAGATACAATGACAATATGATGCGGCTACGCGGTTCGGATTTAGAGTATTTGGACTTTACTGCAAGCACCGCAAGTGACCAGCTGCAAATAAACGCGGTCAACGGCGACCTTTCGTTAGCGGTAAACGGCAGTCAAAAAGTAAGGAT